CAGGACAGCGCGCTGGCTGAGAGCTACGCGCAGGCGCGTGAAAACTTCGTCGAGCGCATCGCCAACGACCTGATGGAAATATCAGACCAAGACCCAGAAACCGTCGATGGCAAAAAGGACTGGGCCGCGATCCAGAAACACAAACTCCAGGTAGATACTCGCAAGTGGCTGTTATCGAAACTCGCCCCGAAGAAATACGGCGACATGATTAAGCTGGCCGGCCATGACGGCGGCGCGGTGAAACTCGTCGCGCAGTCAGACGACGAGAAACTCTGACCGATGGCATTCCAGCTAACCGACCGCCAGAAGGCCGCGCAGCAAGTCCTGAGCGGCGACGCCACGCACCTGATGCTGTTCGGCGGCTCGCGCAGCGGGAAGACGTTCCTGCTCACGCGCAACGTGGTCTTTCGGGCGCTGAAGGCGCCGAACAGCCGGCATGCGATCTTCCGGTTCAGGTACAACCACCTGAAGGCCAGCGTGGTGCTTGACACGTTCCCCAAAGTCATGCGCGCAGCGTTCCCTGGAGTCGGCTGGGACATGCACCAGCAGGACGGTTACGTCAGCTTCCCAGGTGGCTCGCAGATCTGGTTCGCTGGCCTGGACGACAAGGACAGGACCGAAAAGATCCTGGGCCAGGAGTTCGCCACGCTGTACTTCAACGAGTGCAGCCAGATCCCGCTTTCAAGCATCGACACCGCGCTGACCCGCCTAGCGCAGAAGGCCGAGCAGCAGATCAAAGGTAGATCGCCTGTCCCGTTGCGCCTGCGGGCCTACTACGACTGCAACCCGCCCAGCAAGACGCACTGGACGTACCGCCGATTCGTAGAGAAGCGCGACCCCGACACCAGGCTGGGCCTGCCGCGGCCGGAGGACTACGCGGCTTTCAGCATCAACCCGACCGACAACGCCGCGAACCTGAGCCCGGAATACCTGCGCATGCTGGAGTCACTGCCAGCCAGGATGCGGGCGCGATTCCTCGAGGGCCGGTTTGCCGATGCGAACCCGAACGCCCTGTTTCCGGAGGAGCATATCGACCGATGGCGCGTGCTGGACGGCGCCGTGCCGCAGCTTGTGCGCGTGGTGGTGGCTGTGGACCCGAGCGGCGCGGACGACGAAGCCAGCGCGGACAATGACGCCATCGGCATCGTGGTGGTCGGCCTGGCCACGGATGGCGCCTGCTACCTGCTGGAAGACCTGACCGTGAAAGCAGGCCCCGCAACCTGGGGCCGCGTGGCCGCAGAGGCATTCGACCGGCACAGCGCCGACTGCATCGTGGCCGAAACCAACTACGGCGGCGCAATGGTGCGCCAGGTGATCGAGACGGCGCGCCCGCGCACGCCGTTCCGCCCGGTGACGGCAAGCCGGGGCAAGGTGGTGCGGGCCGAGCCGTTCTCGTCGCTGTACGAGCAGGGCAAGGTCCGCCATGTGGGCATGTTCCCCGAGCTAGAGGACGAACTCAGCGGGTTCTCCACGACCGGCTACACCGGAAGTCGAAGCCCGAACCGCGCCGACGCGCTGATCTGGGGCTTGGCCGCGTTGTTCCCCGCAATCACGGGCGCGACGGCGAAAAAACCGGACATCGCCGGACTGGTGGTTCCGACCGCCCACCGATGGCGATAGACTTTCACCCGCTCGCGTAGCATAATCGCGCCCGATGCGCAATCCCCGGAGTCCCTGATGGCCAGAGAATCAACCGAACAGCGGCTGGTGCGCGTTCATGCGGAGGCCATGCGCGAGTTCGACAACATCCAGGGCGCGCTGCGCGATGAGCGCTTGCAGTGCTTGCAGGATCGGCGGTTCTACTCCATCGCCGGGGCGCAGTGGGAAGGCCCGCTGGGTGCGCAGTTCGAGAACAAGCCGAAGATGGAGGTCAACAAGATCGCCCTTGCGGTGCAGCGGATCTTCTCCGAGTACCGCGCCAACCGCGTGACGGTGGACTTCGTGTCAAAAGAGGGCAAGGAATACGACCCGCTGGCCGAAACCTGCGACGACCTGTACCGCGCAGACGAGCAGGACAGCGGCGCCGATGAGGCGTATGACAACGCATTCCAGGAGGCCGTGGGCGGCGGCTTCGGCGCCTACCGCCTGCGCACGGTCTACGAGAACGAGGAAGACGACGAGGACGAGCGACAGCGGATCAAGATCGAGCCGATCTTCGACGCTGACTCAAGCGTGTTCTTCGACCTGCAGGCCAAGCGCCAGGACAAGGCCGATGCCAAGCGGTGCTTCGTGCTGACCAGCATGACGCCTGACTCGTACCGCGAGGCGTACAACGACGACCCGGCGTCCTGGCCAAAGGAAATCCACCAGTATGAGTTCGATTGGTCTACGCCTGACGTCATTTATGTGGCCGAGTATTACCGGGTCGAGATGGTGTCGGAGACGGTTCGCATCTTCCAGAGCCTGGATGGCGAGGAGGAGCGTTACCGCGACAGCGAACTGGACGACGAGATGCTGGCCCAGCTTGAGGCCATCGGCAGCGTCGAGGTGCGCCAGAAGCGCATCAAGCGCCAGCGGGTGCGCAAGTACATCCTGAGCGGCGCGAAGGTGCTGGAAGACGCCGGGTACATCGCCGGCAAGCACATCCCTATCGTTCCGACCTACGGCCGCCGCTGGTTCATCGACAACATCGAGCGGTGCGCCGGCCATGTCAGGCTGGCGAAAGATGCGCAGCGCCTGGCGAACATGCAGCGCAGCAAGCTGGCCGAGATTGCCGCGCTGTCCAGCGTCGAGAAGCCGATCCTGGTGCCCGAGCAGGTCGCCGGCCATCAGGTCATGTGGTCCGAGGACAATCTGAAGGACTACCCGTACCTGCTGCTGAACCCGATCACGGGCGCAGACGGGAGCCAGCAGGCCGCAGGCCCGGTGGGCTACACCAAGAGCCCGCAGATTCCCCCGGCCATGGCCGCACTGCTGCAGATCAGCGAGCAGGACATCCGCGACGTTCTGGGCAACCAGGAGCAGGGCGACAAGATCGTCGCCAACGTCAGCGGCAAGGCCGTGGAGATGGTGCAGCAGCGCCTGGACATGCAGACGTTCATTTACATGAGCAATCACGCTGTGGGCGTGCGCCGAGGCGGCGAGATTTGGCTCAGCATGGCCCGCGAAATCTACGTTGAGCCAGGCCGCAAGATGAAGGGCATCGGCTCGCAGGGCCAGATGAGCACCATTGAACTCATGCGTCCGGTCATGAGCGAGGACGGCGAGGTCGAGCACGAAAACGACCTGAGCGAAGCCGAGTTCGACCTGGCTGTTGAGGTCGGCCCGAGCAGCAGCAGCAAGCGTGCCGCGACGGTGCGCTCGCTCACGGCGATGATGGCTGTCACGCAAGACCCGGACGCCCTGCGCGTGCTCCAGGCTGCCGCGCTGATGAACATGGAAGGCGAGGGCCTGACCGAGATCAGCGATCACTTCCGCAGGCAGTTGGTGCAGATGGGCGTGATCAAGCCGACCGATGAGGAGGCCGCGCAGATGGCGCAGGCTGGCGCGAATCCTGACCCGAATGCCATATTCCTGCAGGCTGCAGCAGAGGAGGCCCAGGCCAAGGCCGCGAAGGCTCGCGCCGATGTGGTGGCGACCGTGGCCGATGCCGAGCTGACCCAGGCCAAGACCATGGAGACGCTGGCCAAGGTCGGCGGCGAGGGTGGGGGTGCGATGATGCAGCCGCAGCCGGCGCCCGCGCCCGAGCCCGCAGCGCCGCAGATGGATCCGTTCGAGGCGGCCAAGCGCGAGCTGGAGCTTGAAAACATGCGGATGGACAACGCCGCGAAGTTTGCTGCCCTGGCCAAGGCGCTCAAGCAGCAGCAGGCCGAGGAAGAATCCGGCAGCGAAGAAGAATCAAGCGCCGATGAGTCCGATGATAAAGTCAGCGAAACCCTGGACGAACTGAAGTCCATGGTTGAATCGTTGGCCAGGCAGGTCGCGGACATGAGGCCGCAGCAGCCGATCATCGTGTCTACGGGCGGCGGCGGCAAGAAGATCCAGATCACCAAGACCTCCACCGGGTTCTCCGGTGAGGTTGTCAACGAAGACTGAAAGGGGCCTGAACCATGTCCATGACCAACGCCGCCGAAGCGGCACTCCTCGACCTCCTGTTTCTCAACGTTGATTGGGCAGACATCGGGGACGCTGCTGGCCTGCAGAACAGCGCCACGGCGGGTTCGTTTTACATCTCGCTGCACAGCGCAGACCCCGGCGAGGCGGGCAACCAGAGCACCAACGAGATCAGCTACACCGGCTACGCCCGCGTGGCTGTGAACCGCACGGCAGGCGGCTGGACGCGAACGGTGTCTACCATCGCCAACACCGCGCTGGTGCAGTTCGGCCAGTGTACGGCGGGCACCGCCACGGCCACGCACTTCGGCATCGGCACGGACTCCACGGGCACCGGCAACCTGCTGCTCAAGGGCGCACTGAACGCCAGCCTGTCGATCAGCAACGGCATTCAGCCGCAGTTCGCTGCTGGTGCCATGACCGCCACGGTGGACTGATGTGGTGTACCGCTGCGCTCACTGTCGGGAACTGCTGACGCTGACAGACAACGAGTTGTCTCAGTGCTCAGAGCATCCTGACGGGGGCGTGGAGTGGTCGCCCGACGAGGTGGAGTGGATACCGCTGGAGAACCCTGATGCCGTTTAGGTCCGTTGCCGAGGTTGCTAATGCCGTCGAGCAGGGGCGGCATCACATCCAGCATTTCATCCGCACATCGGTTTACGGTAGTTTCGGGACCAACCCGTTTGGTGATTTCAGCGTCGGCAGCGGCATCCCGTCTTACAACGCATACGTTGGCACCGCGCTTGAGGCCACGCAACTCATCGGCTCCCGCAACAACAGCATCTATGTCGGCCCCGGCATCAGCACGGAGCGGTATCTGCTCAGTATGTCGTTGACGCATGGCGGCACCACGGGCTTTCTGCCTTCGGTCTACTTTCTCGACTATTTGATGTTTTACCCGTACATCGACCTGGACAACACCGACCAGCAAGACTTGACCAACGATGTGACCTTGCCGCGATACACAGACGGCGAGGGTGTGCGGATGCTGATGATGATGCAAACGCCTGGAACAAGCACTGCCACGAACATCACCATCAACTACACCAACCAAGACGGCGTTGCCAAGACCATTACGACAGCGTACAGAGC